TGAACCATCAGCAAGTCTTTGAGTACCTGCGGTGTTGTTTGCTCTTACAGTGTAAGCGTTTGTTCCATCAATATTTTCTTGGTCAGAGAATCTAATATACATGTCATCTTGTGTAGATGTATCTCCAATAGTTGTTTCTGTTCCAAAAAATACTAAGTGTCTATCGGGAGTAGAAACTAATACATGACGTGATGCAGTAGGTGCATTTGCCAACAAAGTTGCCCTGATACTTGTTGCATTTGAAGGAGCCGCATCCCATTCAAAACATTTACCATTATAAATAAGTGCAATTAATTTTGTTCCGTAGTTATCTAATACCCATAGTCCTGGGTCAATTGTAAAGTCAGCAGAAGATGCTTCGCCCCAGGCAACATAATCAGAGATATTGGTTACAGTTACTCCACCGGTATGACCTGCTTTAGTTGTACCATTAACTTCTCTAGCACCCCCACTTAAAATATTAGTTGTCGTATTATTAGCTGTAAAACTTATATCTTCTGATCCAATTCTTATTTCCCCTGACGAAGGAAAAGCAGCTGAACTAGTTAAAGGAATGTCGGTTACAGTATCATTAATAGTAGAAGCTAGTGTTGTAGTTGCTGGTCCTAAAGCTGTACCACCCCACAATGCTGTACCAAAACCATAACCACCTAATTGTTGAGAAGGTCCTACAGTATAATAACATAACACAGAAGCATCTCCACTTAACGATAAAGGTGTTCCTGATTCCTGAGTCGCCATCGTAATTGTAAATGTAGTTGTCGAAGGAACAGAAGTTACCATAAACTTCTCATCTTCAAAAGTAGCATCGGTATAAGTTGATCCTACAGCAGTGACTCCACTGACAGCATCAAACATTACAATATCATCTTCTACCAAATTATGGGTTGTAGTACATGTTACCGTGACTGCTGTCTGTGAAGAAGTACTTGAAAACTTAGCGCCTGTTAAAGTTGTTCTAATGGGGTGAATGTCATAATATACTCCCCCTGAATAGACATATAAAATTCTATTGGTGCCTATTGCAGCATATTTAATACCTGCGTTATTGTCCCAATGATGTAGTGCACGTCCAGCTCCTGTTAATTTATTATTACCAAGTTGCTGCCAACCACCTATTTTTTCGGGAGTACCATACCTAAATCTTACATAATCCCCATCAAACCATTGCCCTTCGGCTCCGGTTTCAGTGACTTGTTTATTGAATCCTGGTAAAAACCCTAATTTTTGTAGCATATAAAAACCTGTTTATCAGGTAATATAACAGATTGTGGGCTATTTCAACAGCTTTATAGATTCAGGACTAAGCCAATTCTATTGTCATTTATCTTATGTGTAGGGACTTCGTGATATAGCCAAGATGGCCACAATAAAAGACTTCCTACTACAGGTTTATATGAAACGTTACCAAAAGTATTTGAATTTTTAGGGTCTAAAACTGGCCAACTTGCATACTCTCTAACGTGGATTGGATCACAAAAATTTATTTGAGCAGAACCCTCTGGTACTTTTAAATATAGAATTCCAGATAATTGATATTTATGTATATGTCTTTCTTGATAAGATCCTTTATTTAATTCTGTAGTAAAAAAGTAAGGATCAAATTTTTTAGATATTTGACTATAGTCAAAACCTAAATCAGTTAGGTATGTTTTAGCCGCCTGTTTTAAGTAAGTTACAAAGCCTTTATATTCAGGTTGAGTGGCTAGGTTATACTTTGTATCATAAGTAGTTCTTCCTTTATAGAATCTTTCTCTATTAATCTTTTCATCGTCTAAATATTTAAGGGATGGCTTTAATAATTTTTCAGCCCATTCTGGATTATAATGTGAGAAGATAGGAACTGAAAACCAGCTTTCTATTTTATAATTATTTATTTTCATTAAATATTTCTGAAGATTTTTCTAGTGCAATTATTTCCATATTAATAGAAAGTCTAAATTGTTTTGATGTAACATTAATTGGGTTATGCCATAACCAGCATGGAAAAATATATAACTCATTTGTTTTAGGTGTAATTTTTAATACATCTCTTCTTCTGCTTCTAAATTCTATTTCACCACCCTCCATATCTTTTGGTATATCTAAATAATAAACCGAATTAATTGTTGAAGATTTAATATGATTATGCCAATTAACTGAGGGTTTAAAATCTTTATTGGAAGCTACAGCCCAACAAAAATCTCTATTTAAATCCTTATTTACTTTAAACTTTAAATGTTTTTTAGCAGTGTTTACAAATGTATTATAAAGTTTTGTAGTAAATTTACTTTTTTCAAGAGCATAATTATTATCCCACTGTGCTCTTTTAATTTGATCAATAACTTTATTTTTAACTCTGGTATTCTCTCCTTTAGAAAAGTCGTATAAATTATCAATCCTTATAATAGGAAAGTCTTTCATTATGGAATCTTTTTTTCCACTCTTTTAAATTTTGAAGGTAATCCTAAATGAGGTCTTTTATCCAAAGCATTTTCCTCGGACCCTGGTGTTTTTACATCATTATAATGTAAAAATACTTGTGCACAATAATTACCGGTGTATGGTTCCCTCCAATGTTCTAACAACTGCCCCCGATAAACTAACATGTCGCCTGGATTTAAATTTACCTTAACTCCTTTGGATTTAGAAGGCATGTACTCTCCAGTTGTTTCATTGTAAGTTCCTTCTTCTTGTTTTGGATTAATATATATAGGCCACTTATGATCACTACCTAAATTAAGTGTCGTAGATATTTCACAACTAAATCTATCTTTGTGTTTTCTTAATATATCTTTAACTTTATAAACTCTAGTATAAGAATAGTTTTCAAATAATTTTAAACCTGTAACTTTTTCCATTTTAGGTTTTAATGTTGTTAGTAATGTTTCCATAACAACATCTGCATAATGAGAATAAGTACCGGGAACTTGTTTATCACACCATATACCCCAGTCATAATTAAATTCTGATATATACTTAGTTGTAAGAAATGTTTGCGTTACTTTTCTTTTTAGTAATATATAATTTTTTAAAAACTCCGCCATCTCTGGAGTTATGGCTTTTTTAATTACTGTATAGTTATCTTTTTTCCAATTCATATTATTGATAATTAAAATTAATTACTATTTTATATTTTTCATCAGTACAAGTTGTAGCTTGATGTTGTTCATTTCCATCAAAAAAAGCTATTCTATTTTCTTTAGCTTTAATTTTTTTATCTTTAAAAAAAGTTAAACCATTGTTAGTATTAATATATAGTATAGCTGCCTTACATTTAAAATCTTGATCAATGTGTTTTTCAAACTTATGGACTTTATTTGTGTTGGGAACCAAGTTAGCTTTTATTCTTATATAGTATTTTGGTTTTAAAATATCAGTAATTGGTGGTAATAAATTAAATGCCTCAGAATTAATTTTTGTATCATCAAAAAAAGTATGGGTTAATTGATAATCATATTTATTCTTAGATTTACCTTCATAAGTTTTAGTCCTGTTTAAATACCAAGGAAACATATCACTTAGTAAAGCTTCTTGTATTTTCTTAAAATCTTCTTTTTTTAAAAAATTATCTTTTATTTTTACCATCACTATTCCTTAAATGATTCGTTATTAACTTTCTGACTGCTTGTAAATTAAAATGTATAAATCTAAAATCATCTACTCCAGCATCTACGGTGAAGCCGTGGTTCAAATAAGCAGGAAAAAATATCATTGTTCCAGGTTTAGGTTTATATTGAATTATTGGTGTAGCCATAGAAACATTAGTAGGATCTTTTACTGGTAAGTCACCCATTGTTTTTGCAATTCTAGGGTCATTAAAAAATGGCACTGCAGTTCGTTCACTACATTTTAAAAAATAAAAACCTGAAATGTGATTATCGTAATGTATGTGACCTTCGTGGTGTCCTCCGCCTTTTTTAGAAAATTCTTGTACCCATAATTCAGTCCACATTAATTCGTACTGAGACAGATCATATCCAAAAAAATCCATAACATTCCAACTTGTTGATCCAACATATTCTTGAAATTCTTTTAGTTGAGGATCATTAATTATACTTCCTGAATGATGTGACATTGTAATATCTCCAACTTTTTTCTTCCATTTTTTTTCCCTATCTTTAATCATAGGTTCATTTCTTTTCTTAGCTTGTTTTATATATTTATTACAAGCTTTATTAACATGATCTACCCACTCAGGTATTTCAATAGAACAGATTGGAGATTGAAAATAAATTGATGTAGTTAATTTATCTGTTTTAGCCATATTATTTAAATGGATATCCAAGTGCCCATAGCACTAATGAATATCTTTTTCCTTTCGTAACTGGTTTAACTCTGTGCCATAAATGAGAAGGAAATACAATAATACTTCCTCTTGCACCAAAGTGTCTTTTAGTATTTAAAACTATTTTTGGATCTCTTTCTGTTCTTGGTTGAATTTCTAATTCTCCACCTTTGTAATCTTTAGGATTAGATAATTGAACTATAGCTGAAACTTTTCTTTGTTTACCATGAAAGTTAGGATCTGCTGGAAGATTGTAAGGAGTAGGAAAAGGATCACAATGCCAATCATAAAATTGTTTAAGTTTATATTTAGTAAATTGGCAAGTTTCAAAATAATCTATTTGAAAATTCCAACCAGCACTTTGATTTGCTTGATGTACATAAGGAGTTATTTGATCATAGATCCATCTATCATTTACCCAAGCAATATTAGAATCTCTTTCTTTTTTTAAATCTCTTAATTCTTTTCTTGTTAAATGTTTTTGGATATCTCCTTCCTTCTTTACACCAATTCTTTCTTTAACACTGGCTGCTGTTTTGCCTATAGTTCCTATTTTTTCTCTTTGAGAATTACCGTGTTCTATTAATTCATCACAAAACTTGTCTCCAAGTATACCTGTAAAATACCAATAAGCGTTTTTTAAATTCATATTAAATCTATTGCAATTGTATAACGTTTAATTTTTTTTGGTGAATAAGGTTGAGAATGTACTTTATTCCCTTCAAAAACTAATAAAGAGTTTTGTGGACCTTTTGTTGAAATAATCTTGTCCCAGCTATATCTTTCATCCCTAAACATAGTTCCTAAACTATCAGAATTTTTTAAAAAGTAAACAGCTGACAATCTACAGGTAGGGTGGTTGTGCCAATTAATCTCATCCCCTTCACAGTAATTGCCCCAAGAATTTTCAATTTGATATTTTTTAAAATATTTAGACATTACCAAATCATAGAAATGTTTAGTTTCATCAAAGGTGTGTAAATCCATAAGAGTTTGTAAACCAGGACATTTTGGTCTTAAATCTCTAACTTGTGTTTTAACAAAAGCAAGTAACTTCTTTCTTTCTTTTTCTGTAAGAATATTTTTATATAATTTCATGAGGTTTTCAAAAGTATATTACCCGCAATAGACATTCTAGTTTTATTGGTACCATAAAACGGGTATACAACATGCTGTAATTGTGCAGGGAATAATACTATACGCCCCTCATCTTTTTTAGTTAAAGTTAATCTATGGGTTAGATTTTTTCCTATGATAGAATTGTAATTATATTCAAATATTGAATCAACTGGTATCTGCATCCAAATGTTATAAGACAACACACCACCGTGTTCATGTAGTGGTAAATATTCGTTCTTTTTTTGAAAGTTAACCCATGGTGTTCTAAAAGCTAAAGGCGCATCTTTATCTAAATATCTTATACCATCTAAATAACCCGGAAAAGTTTCTTTATATTTATGAATCATTTTTTTAATAACTTCAATTATCTTTAATGTATTTTTTTCTGTTATAAAAAAATGTTCTGATACTCCTTTTTCAGTTAAATAAGATATCATCTTTTTTTTATAATCTATATCTAAAGCAGGTCCACGTGGTTTTGGTTTCTTTATAGATAAACATTCTTTTAATAAAGAATCATATAATTCTTTTGGTAATCTACTTTGTATAACGCCAAAATTAGGTAGTGGAAGATTTTCCATTAATTATAAAAATCACAGTTAAATGATATTACTGTTTTCCTTTCATTGCTCTTATTTATTGGTGATCTATGTAACATATATGATGGAAAAATCAAGACATCACCTTCTTCTGCTTTAAGTTTTTTATCTTTAAATTCAGTAACTAATTCTTTTTTAGGTAATTCTAAATAATATATAGCAGATAAATTACTTTGAGGATGAGTATGCCAATCATGTTTATCATTTTTAAAATACTGCATAAACCATGCATTATGGATTGTCCAATTTTTACAATAAAATTGTTTTGCTGTTTCTGTTATAAAATTAGATATTTCTTTATAAAAGAATTTTAAATAATCTCTTTCAAAATCTTTAGGTAAATTCCAATCGGATTTAGTTGCTAACGTATCTTTATCTGTTTGATAAGATTCATTAGGCATTTTATCAATTAAAGATAAAAGTTTATTTTTAATCTTATTATGCTTTCTAAATTTCTTGACCCACATAGGTAAGTCAATATAGCAAATTTTAATTTACAGTCAATGTTCCAGAAACAATAAATTTAGCGACTGAATCACCACCAACACAAGATACAGTATTACATCCAGGGGCCGCACTTAATGGGTGTCCTGCTGGTGATCTTACAACCACTATACCAGATCCACCTTTTGAACCGTATTTTGATTTACCACAAGGAGCTAAATAAGTAGGCGCTCCATGAGACGTAGGTCCACCAGTACCTCCGCCACCACCGCCTCCGGTGTTTGCTGTTCCAGGTGTTGCTAAAGAGCAAGCATTTCTTGTAGCAGCAGCTCCGCCACCACCAGTTCCGCCAGCTCCACCAGCTAATCCACCGACACCTCTGTCAGTTCCTGATCCTCCACCTCCAGCGTAAGCTGAACCTGGAGTTCCTGTAATTAAGTTTGGAGCTCCTGCTCCTCCAGCTACTCCTGGATCAGAACCTGATCCTGGACTTCCAGCTGCAGTAGCACCTCCGCCACCACCAGAAGCTTTGTTATCTGGATTACCGCCTGCTCCACCAGGTTCTCCTTCTGGAACGGGAAATCCTCCAATATTACCAGATCCACCTGGTCTTTTACCACCAATAAGAGAAGCATAACCTCCAGAACCTGAACCTCCAGGTCCTCCTCTTTCTCCATTGTTGGCATTCCATGGACTTCCGCAAGATGCAGTTAAAGGAACAGCACCTCCAGATGAAGCGATTACACTACCTAAACTACTAGGGTTACCATAACCCGGTCCATCTAAAGATGGGGGTGATGATTCAATA